ATCATATTTTACAAGATACGATCAAAACTTTTTAACGGGATTCATCCTAAAAGGATGAAACAAGAGGAATCACCCTCTCTCCAGGATCTCTAGATCCAAGGACCGAGGTTGTACCACCGTGCAACCAAGGATCGGACGATAGCTCGTCTAACCCGACCGCGTAAGGTGAAGGACTCACCAGTAGCGATCAGGTCTGGACGAAGCATATACGTCTTCAACTTGTGGGGTGTACTGCTATATCTCATAATTGAGATAGAGCGACGTAGACAGCAAACTTCATCGTGATAAGGTGATGAAGCACCAAGACGACGGAGCTGAGCAAGGACTAGTCCTTGACCGTCTCCTCGTCGGGTAACCCCGAGGGAAGCGAGCGATCGGTAGTAGTATCCTTCGATACCGTACCGCGCTCGCGTGGCGCCTGATTCATCAAGGTTCGAGATGAATCCGACGTCACCAGCGGAAGACGGGACCATGAGCCGTAAAGACTCAGGAACCCCGCCTGCAAGATGAGCCCAACAGCGAGCGAAGCGACCATCGCAAAAGTCAAGATGACCATAGCGATGAGCAAGACGCCTGATGTTGTTAGCCAGCTTGTAAACTGTTTCCACATTGGTCAGTTTCTCCTTAAGAAAAACTGGCTTACAGTCTACGCCATCAAAATAGTGCGAACCGCAGCTTTCACGGAAAGGCCCATTAAAAAAGGACTTTTCCATGTTAACACGAAAGCCTAAGAACTCACAAAATGATGAGTACTCATTGACACATGATACGGGGAGGATGACGTCATCTCCATAAACCGAGATGGTGCCATCAGCCCCCATGTGCTCCACAACCGCAGAAGCGGCTGCGAAGAAAATCAGAGACTCCAACTCAAATGTGAATCCATTCCCCATTGAGGAGAATTTATTCCATATGAGAGAGTTCCCCTTTTCATCAATGCCCCTTTTGGACCGCATAGTATCAAGTAGCAGGAACCAGCGAGGAGGAAGCAATTCCTCAACGACGGCTCTTGAGATACTGTCACTAGCGGACGAGAAATCGACGGTCGCTAAGCGCGCGTCAATAGACGATTGCCTAGCTAAGGAGGAATTTCTCGATTGATCATTTAGATCAATGCCAAACCGACGAAGTCGACGACGGATCATAGAGCCGACCGCTTTTTGAAACCAGAGGTTAATCCCTGGTTCAATCGCGATAACTCGATCAGTCTTCGAATTCTTCGGGACGGTGACTATTTTGTTCCCATCTTGAAAAACCGCCCACGACTCTCCGTAAGTACGGGATAAGTGGTCGGCCCAAGAAGGATAGGCGACTGGAAACCAGTCGACTATCAGGGAGTACAAATCTCGCGTAATTCCGCGCTCTGCGTGAAACTTATTGTAGCCAGACACTTCGGCACCTCTAAGGAGGGTAGAAACGCCTGGGCCCCAATTAGCGTCATCAGCTAGTTCTTCACCATCGAAGTCTCCTAAAATCTGTTGTATTTTACGCTTAGTTGCGTTGAGCAACCAAACGTTAGATCCGTGGTTTTGCGGATCTAAACTAGGATTTTGGAACCTTCTATTGGTATGATTACAGAGATCTTCGAATTTTCGAAACTTCTCAAACGCCACTTGAGCCTTATCATAGCCTGTATTTAAAAATACAGCCTTTGAGAGCAAAAGTGTCGCTACGTAATCATCGCGGAAAAGCTGTGCGTTAGCATAGTTTTCCGGTTGAATCTCTAAATCAAGAAGCTGTTTATGCTCGTTGTTTTTATACAACAGCCAAACGGCTAATGATCGTGGAGAGTCAATCGAAAGAAGAAGCTGAAAGATTGTCACATCAGTAGTCTGCTGTGGCACGCGAAAGTCGCGGGCATCTTTTAATGCCTGCGCATGTGAAAACTCAGTTTTCATATGATATTGCCCTTTTAGTCGAGTTAATGAAGACTTACGGGAAGGTTAGAACACTTCTTCGTAGTTTTCGACGGCCGAAGTCCAGACTGCGTTGGCCATATAGTTCTTCACGAAAGCGAAGAAGTCTTTACGGTCAGCCAGGAGGGAAGCTTCAGGCAGGATAAACTCGATGTTCGCCTCGATATTGTACGCGACCGACGGCAGCGGCTGAATGCCGGTGCCTGTCGACGGCGACGTAACGTTGAGAACGGGCAGTTTAACTTTCGAGGTCAACTTGTAGTTGCGCGAACCCTTCGAGGGAGCGCGCAACTTCAAGGTCAGGACCGGGAAACCGACAGCGATGCCGGAGACTCGATCCGTCCAAACAGCGACCCCATTTGGGTCAGAACTGGTGACGGGGGCGAAAGTGTGAGCAACGGGGGTAGCTTTACCATCGTTGATCGTAATATTAGCAATAGCTGCCATGATTACCTCTTAAATTGTTTAAGGAGGGAAAAGGCTGACATCAGATGGGAATAAGACAACGGGTTCTTCAGACGTGGGAAAGGAGCAGATGGGAAACCCGTTAGGGTAACCCGACTCATAACCGCTGTTGAAGAATTCTCGTTGCCAGATGCCACATAAGATGCCAAACCATCTTTCCGAAATTCCGTATCGACCATTATAGCGGACTGTTCGTACTTATAGAACGTAGTCTGGAAACCAGAGAAGAACTGCATACCTGCAGTAGCATCAAGGTTACCAAGCCATGTTCCAATAGGGAAAAACCAGTCAACTACGAAGGAGTACGGAGTCAGCTCCCAAGCGAGGAGAGCGGGATTGAGAATCCCGAGCTTCGCTAGAGAAGCTGTTGGAGGAGAGGATCGCGTATAGGTGACACCTATCTGAACAGATAGCTTGCCTTTATACGTCCTGGTCGTGGAGTAATACCCCGACCAGTTTGCGGGGATAACACCAACTTCGCGAGTGTTTTCCTCGTATATCCTGCTACTCCGACCGGAAACTACAGAATATATGGAGTTTCGATTCGTTGGACCAAGCGAAGCTTGAGCCAGCGTTTCAGCAGCGCCATAGACATCCTGTAGGAGTGGTTTCCAGCCATACTGGAGTGCGAGCCAACCATTGGTAACAGCATTCGTTGCGTCGTTAGCAAACTCTTTATTAAAGCGTCGCTGACCACGTTTCGGAGGCTTAATACCAAAGGCCTTCGCAGCACCAGAGAAGTTACCCTTTTTAAGATTTGTAAGTGCCGAGGCAACCGTTTTCATTGCGCTAGTGACCGTTTTACAGGTCTGCTCGCGTTCTGCAAACGCTTGGGCTAGGTTAACTTTCGAATCTTTAAGATTTTCGAGTAACTTATTAGTAGCTTTACGCTGACAAGCAGCGATAGCCGTCGAATCTATACGATTTGGGATGAACCCAAGAGCGTATATGTTCTTCGACTCTTGCGTGCTATCTTGATACACGTAAGGAGCCTGATAACTCCCTCCACCTGGAATGGAAACAGCAATGCTTCGCATTTCAGTAGAGTGAGAATCAGAGCTAGCCGACTTCTTTTGATAAGTAGCCGAATAGCTGAGCGGAGGAACCCTACCACCGTTACTTGGGGAATTAAATCCCGGGGTAACGGCATAGGATCGGACGCCCGAATCCTTAATATGATTAGGAACAGGTACCGTATTCGTCTCAGTCCAGAAACCTGCACTGGGGTTAGAAGACGTCGCCTGTGATGTCCAGTAACGGACATGTCGAGTCCCGGGTTCGACGATGGACCAATCAGGATGTTTGGCCATAGTTACCTCCCGGAGAAAAGACCAAAATCATATCAAAAAGCTTCACTCACAAATTCCAGTAAGCAGGTACTAACTCTGCGAGACCAAGGTTCGAGGGTCTACTGGAACGAGGAGGTGATATACTCTAAGAGCAATCACCAAGGTCCACATAGTGGATATACACCTCAAGAGATGTACAAGGTGCCCCCTCGGG